CGTATCTAAGTGGCAAGACGCATACAAAGCGGGACAAGTCTTATTTCAGCCTGTTAGATGCTTGCATGAATATGATAGCACAATTAAAGGTGCTGTTGATTGCGAAGTTGTTACGTTCAAAGATACTGGCGAAGATACAAGGCTTAAACTACCTCAATCAGAACTTGCCGAAATGCTTACAATCAGGCGAGGAACGCTTGGTAGTGCATTGCAAATCCTCTATATTATGGGAGTTCGCTCAGTCTATATGGTCGGATTTGATGGCGGTAATCATCATGCTGAAGGCTACGAATGGAAAACTAGACTTAGACACGATCACTACAAAGACTATAACGCAATTAGAAGCGCAGCTATTGACGCTGCATTTATTATGGGAATATCCCTAAAATTTCACAATACACCAGATAATATGCAAACAAACGGAAGAGTATTCGTAAGGATTTTGAGAAACTGCTTCGCAAAAGGCGATCCATATCCAGTTGGTGAGATCGCATCATTTGCTCCACATATAGCTAACGAGCTAATCGCTTGTCGATGTGCTGAGGCTTTTATTCCAGATAAGAAGTCAGAGCCAATTAAAGTGGAAACCGCAGAGGCGGTAATGCCGACTAAAGAAGTAGCGGCTATTACAAGAAAACCTAAAAAAGGACGTAAATAATGCGACCAAACTATTATATTTCTACGCAACCGCAGATCGAGCCTGTATCATTGGAGGAGGTAACGCAACACGTTCGCGTTGATTCGTCCGAGGATTACGATTATCTATCTGATTTAATACCAGTTGCTAGGGAATATATTGATAGTTTAACCTGTCGTAGTTCAGCAACTACTGGATGGCTTTTAATAGCCGAGACGTGGCAAGATTTATTTAACGATACCCACGCTAACCACGCTGAGTATATAGATCCTATCTATGGTTTAATCAATAGAGCTAAACCTCTAACTATTCCGCTTTATCGTTATCCATTATCTAGCGTTGAAAGCGTTAAGTATTACCCAGCAGACGGGGGCGCATTAACTACGCTATCAACTAACGAGTATCGGGTTATTACTACCTTGGATGTTGGCGTTATTCAACTTATCAATCCAGAGCCAGCATTAGCCGATCGTCCAGACGCTATACAGATTACTTTTACGGCGGGTTCATTACCAGCTAGTGCGGTTAATCGCCACGCTATCAAGATGTTCGTATGTCATCTATACGAGCAACGTGCGCCTATTTCTTTTGGTTCAGAGGGTAAAGAAATACCATTTACAATTAGCGCATTACTAACAAATCTTAAAAGTTCGGGTTATTTTTAATGAATCCTGGTAAGTTAAATCGTCGCATTACAGTTCAAAGCCGCACCTTAACTAGGGATGCAACGGGCGGAAAGGTAGAGGCATGGGCGACTTTAAAGCAATTATGGGCGGAACAACTCAATCAGAAGCAGATTGAATCAACTTTGGGCGGATCTGAGAGAAACGTAGAGGATGTGCATTTTCGGGTTAGATACTATCCTAGTTTAGCTAGCGGAACTAATCGCGTAACCTATAATAGTAGGACATTCGATATAGTCGGAATTACCGAGGAAGGAATTAGAACTAGCTTAATACTATCATGCCGTTCGGTAGGAGGGTTAGAATTATGATGATGGTATTCAAAATGAGCGGATTCAATCAATTAGAAAGATCACTTTCTAAGTTACCTAAAGAGTTCCGCGATAGTGTAGAAAGAACAGCGTTGAGGGTAGCGGCTAAAGCTATTGAAAAACGGGCTAAAGCTGGCGCACCCGTTGGTAGTGGTTTGCTTAAAAAATCGATTGGAGTTACAGTTAAGAAAAACAAATCTGGTAAAAACTCTGGTAGCCTAAGCGCAAGGGTAGGAGCTAGAACTGGATACGGTGAAACTCAAATGGTTAATGGTAAAAGCGTTAAAAAAGACCCAGTAAAATACGCTGGAATAGTCGAATACGGGACTGCAAAAATGCCAGCCAGACCATTTATTAGAAATGCCGTTGAATCCTCTAGGTCAGAAGTAATGGAATTACTATCTAAGGGCTATAATCAAGGACTTGCCAGAGTCGCTAAAAAGATCAAAAAGCTATGAGTTATCAATCAGATTTATATACGGCTCTAACAGGTAACGCACCATTAGCGGCGGTAGTAGGAACGCGAATCTATCCAGATATTGCCGATCAGTCGGCAACCGCGCCTTATATTGTCTACTATATTTCATCTACTAGGGGCGAAACAAGCCACGATGGGGAGAGAACTATTGAGTTTCCCCAGATAACTCTAACAGTATGGGCTAAGACAAAAGCTCAAGCAATTTCAACCTCCGTTCTAATAGATACAATTTTAGACGGAAATACGCTTGCGGGTTCGTCAGATTTAAGTATGATCTTTTCTAACAGATCAGGGACATATGACCCATCGGCAAAACTTTTCGGGGAGATTCTCGAATACTCAGCATCAGCAAACATCAACTAATAAAATAATATGGCTAAAATTAAATCATACGGCGTAGCGGTTACCGTCGCCAGTAACTCAGTAGGCGGTCTAACGGACGTATCACCAGGCGGCACAGAGGTCAACTTTGTAGATATCACAACTCACGATAGTTCTGGCGGATGGAAAGAGTTTGTAGGCGGTCTTAAAGACGGCGGAACACTTGAGCTAACTGGTGCATATGACGCAGCGGATACAGGACAAGACTATCTTAGAGCTAACCCGGGCGCATCTGGTGCTTGTGTCGTTACATTCTCCGATACATCTACCTGCTCATTTACTGGTATTGTTGGCGGCTTTTCGACCAGCGCACCTTTAGACGACAAAGTGGAATTTACTTGTTCTATTAAAATTACTGGTGCTGTTACTTACGCTAACGCTTAATAAGCCATGAAGCATAAAATAACCATAGCTGGATCAGAAGTTGAACTTGAGTGGACTCAAGGAACGCAACGTCAGCTAGAATATAGGATGTCAGAAATCGGTGGTGCGCCAACAACCGCGCAACTCCGTAATCCCAAGACATCCGTATCCGCATGGTTTAAGATATTGTGGGGCTTGTTACCTAAATCGGAGATTATCAAATATCCCGATCCAGAGGCACTATTCATATCAGTTGACCAAGAGACTGAAAGTGAAGGTATATTGAACGCACTAATTGCGATCAATAAGGAATCGACACAAGTTGAAACCCCACAAAAAAAAAGGAGCGCGAGGAAATAGCGTTTGCTCGAATAGAGCTTGGCATTGAAGAAGATGAATGGAACGCCACAAATCCAAATCAATGCCAAGCCTACCTCGAAGCATGGGAGACAAAGCAAAAAAGAGAAGAGTTTAGATTAGCTAGATTGAGTTTGACGATAGCAACATCGGCGGGTTCAAAGAAAAAAGGAGGAGGAGAACTAACAATTTATGACTTCCTTCCAGAATACGCAAAACCTAAAAGAAAATCAGACCCAGAAGCTAGAGAGAATAGATTAAAGGCTTTCCTAAAAGCGGCGGCAGAAAGATCAAAAGAAAAAGAATTAAATGGCTAGCGCAAAAAACATCGGTAACTTATACGCTGAATTATCCGTTAGGGATAAAATGACTATGGGTTTAGGTAAGGCTAAAAAGTCATTAAATAACTTTGCTAAGAGGTCATCTAAATTAGCTTTAAGCGGTAGTAAATACGCAGCCGCTGGGATAGCCGTAACTGGTGCGGCTTTAATAGCGGGAACTAAAGGCGCGATTAGTATGGTTGATGCTATCGGCGATATGTCCGCGCAAACGGGTGTAGGTGTAGCCGCTTTGATGAAGCTGCAACAGGCTTATAAAGACGGAGGCGGAAATGCTGAGGACGCTGGTAAAGATATTGCTAAGATGCAAAAAGCTATCGCTAACAGTAAGTTAGACGGTAAAGATCCATTTACAGAAATGGGACTAAGTTTAATGGACTTAGCTAAAATGTCACCAGAAGATCAGTTTAAAGCTATTGGCGACGCTATAATGAAGATTGAAAACCCTACCAAGCGTAACGCTTTGGCTATGGAAGTTTTCGGT